CCAATTACGTGTTTTCATAGTGCTTTGTTTTAATTATTTCTTCAAAATTAATATAACTTTTTAAATAAACAATACTTTTATAAAAAAAAATGCGGAATTTTTTACGTTCCGCACTCTTTGACTTTGCCGAGCCTGAGTTACATTAATAGCGAAGACTTACTTTATTTCTGCTTCTCCAATTATAAATATCTTCAATAAGAGTTTTATACTGTTCACGATTAGCACAATCAACTAATGCTGTTGGTTGTAATCTTATTTTGTGCATAAATTCATTAAAGTCAAAATTTTTATTTTGAAATAAACCTATCATTGTGCCAACAAATGCTGTTCGATTATATCCCAAATAGTATGGTTTAACCATTCGTATTTTATTTGCCCATTCTTTTGCTAATTCAAAATCTTTTCCATTCCAAGTTCCTTCTTCAAATACTTCTTGTTGATTCATTATTTTACCTTCCCTAAATTTATTAGAAATATTATTTACAGCACCACCGCCTGTTATATTTGAACACATTGCAATACAGTCATTAAAACTATAATCATCATTTTTATTTACAAATTCACGAAGTTTAATATAAGATTCAACTCCCATATTAGCATAACCCTCCATGAAATCTTTTTTACTCCAATTCTTTTGATTAAGATTTAATGTGTGAACTTCATTTAATGAATATCCATTTACAATAATGTAATAAACAAATGATTCAGCTTCTTTAGCAGCCATTAAACGATGTTGTCCATCTATTACCTCCATTCGTTCATTAACTAAAATCGGATTACACTTCATTCCATAAACACGAATAGAATCAGCTAATCGCTTAACGTGTTGTAAATTCGGAATTCTGTTACCGTCAATCTGTTTAAAAATTGATAAATCATTTGTTTTGTAAACCTTGTTTACTTCTTTTCCTGTTTGCACGTGGTTACTATTGTTCGCCATTGGTGCTGTTGTTAAATTAAACATATATTTGTTTTTTATTGATTACATTCCTTTTTCATTTAGGTATTTCGCTAAACGTTGAATAGTTTTACTTGTTAAAGACTTGCCGTTTAAAAACGTGTGAATATTTGACTGGTGCAATTTAGCATCCAAACAAAAAGCATTTAAAGATAGTTCGTGTTTTTGTAAGTACTCCCGTAACATTTTACGCGTTAACTCGTCGCTATTTGCTATTATTTTACTCGCTTTCATTTAAAAATCATTTAAGAAATCGGAAATATCATTGCTTTGCGGCTTCGCTTGTTGTTCTTCAGCTGGCTTTATTGATAAGCTTAAATAGTTTTTACCGTTGTTACTTTGTTTTTTCCATGCGCTTATGTAAAATTCACGTCCTAAAATTGTTATTTTACCGTTCATATCGGGGTGCGTTTCTTTCGTCTTTTTGTCGTTTGTAAATAACGCTCCGCTGTTGTCTCTTTTTTCCATTTTACTTTTTATTTATTTTTACTTTTAACATTTTAATTACTAAAGAATCAGCATTTACAGTACCGCCTTCGTCTGTTACCGTTAATAAGGCTTTTACTAATTGGTTTAATTCTTTTAGTTCTTTTTTTAATTCTTGTATTTCTTGGTTTACTTCGGGGTTCATATTAATTGAATTAAGTTGTTATAATAATCTCTACATTCTTCAATTCGTGTTTTAATAGCTTCGATAACTTCATCGTCTCGCTTTACTACGTGCGTTTTAACACGCTTTTCCATAGGTATATGCCCGAATGTATGCTTATCTTCTACAAACTCTCTTATATCGTCGCTTTCTCCTATTACATTTTGTTTCCAGTGTTCCCTTCTAACTTCATCGTCAACAATTTGTTTAGGCGTATCAATCAAACAATAACACAATAAAGCCTCTTGTTTGTCAGTTAGCCACATATAACCCTGAAGCTGGTAGTAATAATCTTTGTTATTTAGTTCGTTTTCTATTGCCTTGTCAAAAAACGTAAACGCATCCCAAGAACTTTTAACGTCAATTAGTACATCCGTGTTTACATCGGGCTTTCCTGTTACCCAGTCATTATAAAATTGTTCTTCATTCTTGTAAATAAAGCCTACGTCTAAAACACTTTCAGTTAATTTAATCGCTTCGGGTTCTACTTCGTTTCCTTTGTCCGTGTATCTACTCCAGAACTCTTTGTGTATTCCGTATTTTTCTTGTATTGCTAATTCTAAAATATAGCTTTTAGTAGTTTGAGAAAGACGTTCCCCCTTTGTTCGGGGGTTCGTCATTATTTTGCCGATTTGTGAACAACGTACTTTCATATTTTCCCAAGCATTTCTATTTGTTCATCAGTTAAATCAAAGTTTAATGGTATATCAGCTAATTCATATTTACCACTTTTAACGGCTGCAATTGCTTTTTCAAGTCTATCATTGTCAATTTTAGGCTTTTTCTTTGTTTTAACTTGTTCACCTGAAGCGTCCGTGTCTTTGTCGGTAACTAATCCTAAAATTGAACTCAAACAATACCTACGAAAATACGTAACGCCCGAACCAAAACTTTGAAAGTCGTTCATTCCTTTTAGTTGTACGTATGGAATTAAAGTATTTGAATCAATCATTTCGCCGCTTTCAACGTGAAATAAAACCGTTTTAAGATAGTTTAATCCGTCTTGTGAATTAATTAATTGTGTGAATCCTAATCCGTGTTTTTGTAGTAATGGATTAATTTCTTCAAAAATCTTTGGTAAATCAGCATAGGTATAACCAAAACCTTGCGTAGCTTTGTGAATTACTTTCACTTCTTGCTGGAACGCTGCCAGCGATTTTAATAAATGTTTCATAATAACTTTGTTTAATTTTCTACAAATATAATATTAATTTTTAATATAACAATAGTTTTAAAAAAAATACTTAAAATAATTTTAATTGTGCTACGTGGTTGTTTATTCGTTCAACCGCCTTTTCGTAGTATTCTAAATCTAATTCACAAGCCGTTAGTTCAAAGCCGTAATCGTGGCACGCTATTGCTATTGACCCGCTGCCTAAATGAGTATCAAGTATTTTATCGCCTTGTTTTGCGTATTTATCAAGGAGCCATTTGTAAATTATAACGGGTTTATGTGTTTTGTGTATTCTTTTTTCGTGTAAACTTAAATTACCTTCAAATATATGTCCATTTGTAAATGATTGTTTACCCTGAAACATTCCACTCCACATAAATCTAAATTGCCTTACTGCCGAATTAAAAGAAGTCCAAGCTAATTCACAATCAGCAAAATCAGAAGTTCCATTACATTTATCCCAAACAAACCAACTTGAACTATTTGCATTTGGTATTAATTCAATAAAATGATTAGCACCAAATATTATTTGATTTTTTGAAATTCTTTGCAATTCAATAAAATATTCTACAGGTGGCGGGTTTTTGTCCCAGTCTTTTATTTCATTATCCGTTTTTACATAACTAATTCTTCCGTTTCTTTTATCTTTTAATTTAGTTATTCCATTTCTATTTTTACTACTTTCTCCTATCCCATAAGGCGGATCAACAATTGCCAAATCAAAATAGTTATCTGGATAGCGTGCCATTAATAACATATTATCTTCGTTTGTTATTTCTATTTTATCCGTTACTTTCATAAAAATTTCTTTAATCCTTGCACCGCATTCTCAATTGAGTTTGCACGTTCCTGAAGGCTTGTTATTTGTTCAAGTATAGTTTGCTTACAATCGCTTGTGAAATATCCCTGTGAGTTAGCTATTAAAGGAATTAAGCCATTTGAACGTATGTAGTTAACCATTTTTCGTAAACGCGGACCAGTCATTTTAATTTTGTATCCGTTGTATTGTAGATACTGATTCATTCGTGTTACTATTAATTCGCTTTTTATCGGATTGTTTTTCTTGTACTGCCTAAATCCGTGAATTACTATATTTAATATTTCCATTTCTTCAGCTGTTAATTCGCTGGTGTGTTCTTCAAATCCCGTAATCATTTGTAAATGTTTTTAATGTTATTCTTTTCAGCATATCGAATTACAAAGTCTTGCGCATCTTCTAACCTTTGACTTGAATAAAGATACTGCCTATTTCTACGAACGTAAAAATAATTATAAACGTAACCGTACTTGTTTTTTACCTTAGTTGGGTAAATCCATTTTAACTTAATTTCCATTTTGTTTTGTGTTTAAAAATAATATTCCATTTCATCTTGGTATTCAGCTAAAGTCATTTGATCGTAATGGTCTTGAGCTATATCTCCGTTTAATTGAAATCGTGTTTTTTTAATTTCACGTTCTTTATTTTTTGAATTTTCAATACTACGTAAAATCATTTTTAAGGTGTTTCGTAAATGGTTTTCATCCATTAAATCAACGTCAATCTTTTGTCCGTTTTTCATTGTCCAATAATACTTTTTCATATCTATTTGTTTTTATGTTTTGTCAAAAGTAATATAAATTATTAATATAGTTCTAATTCTTTACACTTTTTTTTATAGGTGCTAATTATTTCTTTTAGTTCGTCTATTGTGAACTTACGTGTTTTAGTAGCTTCAGCGCTTAAATTCTCGAATTCTTCTATTCCTATTTTCCTAAGTAAGTTTTCACGGTAGTAAATTAAGTTACCTGAAAGAAAAGTATTGCAGTGTTCACATTGTAAATGAACGTTTCGTTCGTCAAAACGTACCGACCAATGATTGTTTGCGTTGTAGAAGTGTCCAGCGTTCTCTTTTAAGGGTTTCTTTTGGCACGAAATACAAACTTTTCCAGCGTCACGTAAACGAATATATTTATTGAACACTTGTTGTGCTAATTTTATATAGTCTTGAATAGTCATTAAATCGGCTTTTAACTTCGCTTTTTTACGTTTCCAGTTCTTTTCTTTTACCTCGTTTATCCATTCAGCTACACAATCAGGTTCAAAACAATTCTTTTGTAGTGTTGTAATTGGTGAAAAGACGGATTTACAGTATTTACATTTTCTTGTCTTTGTCATATTCAATCCAGTTTAAATCTTTTAAGTCATCTAATAAATTAATTTTACCGTTTTCGTCATAGTGCATAAAAGCTATTTTTACTCCTTTTAATAGTGGGTTTTCTTTTTTCTTTTTTTTTCGTGTTTTCATATTTCAATATTAACGTTAATTTGTTCTAAGTGCCTAATCTTTTGTTTAAGTTGCATTATTTCAATTTCCATAGCGTATTGCTTTGAGTTACTTGCCATCAAAAGACGGTCAACATGCTCAAAGTATAACACCGCTTCACCTACTTCGGTTAAACTCTTTTCCATTGAATCAATTAAATCTTTTCTGTGTCCGTGTTTTTCTTTGATGTTATCTAAAGAATTTTGAATCTTTAAATAAACAGTCCATAAACCCGTTTTACGCTTTATCATTTCCAGCATCTTAAATAGTTTTATAACATTCAACGTAAGTATTTATAGGTAAAATCATTCGTCTTTTTGTACCTACTTTTCTATAATATACCCAATCAACAACTTCATAATTAGTTGTGTCTTTTTCAAATTTAAATTGTTCACCGTTATTTAAATCGCTTGTTAATTTTTTACTTCGTGTTTTCATAATTAAAATGGCATTTCGGGGTTTCCGTCTTTATTTATTCTTGGTTCTAATTCTTTAAACGCTCCTTGCTTCATTCTTTCACTAAACGAAAGTAATTCTTTTCCATTTACTATTTCAGGTTTTGAAGTTGGAAAACTATTCGAAATTGGTTTAAGTTCGTGTTTACTTCGATTAGCATATATTTTATTATCAGCAAAATCTTTAATGTAGTATTGATATTTTTCAACGTCTAAAAATAGTTTGTACGTTCCGTTTTTTGATACGCCTTTAGGCTTGCTTTTAGCTACTTTTAAATGCACTTCGTTTTCTTCATATACATTACCTTGACTATCAGTTAATCCCTTTGGTGGTCGCCACGGAATTAAAACAGTTAAACCTTTTCTAAACCATACTTGACCGCCAGCAAAATCACGAGCTGTTGGCATAGGGTAAAATGTATGACCGTTTTGAGTTATTGGCGCTTGGTCACGTACATGATTAATAATACAGTTGTGTCGCTTCGTCTTTCGTGCGTTTTTACGTGCAAGCCCTAAAATTCTACTTAGGTATTTATCTTCTCGGTTTAAATCTGAAGGTTCAAATTTTTCTGTTAACTCATTCCAAGGGTCTATTGTAGTAGTATGTATATCAATTTCTTCTTTTCTTGAAATTGTATCTACTAATTCGTAAAACTCTTCAAGTGTCAAATCTTTATCAATAGGATCAATTACTATAAAATGGTCGTTAATGAACATTTCAGCGGCAACTTGTTCGCCTTGTGTCATTGAATTTTCGCCTATTGTGTAAGGTTTACCAATATATTTATAGCATAATTCAGCGTAAATTTCGGCAGCGTTACCCGTTTCAGGAGAAAATATTACGTGTTTCCACCCGTGTATGCAACTTAAATTAATTAGGAATTCGAACCATATTTCAGTTTTACCACTTGCTGGTGCTGCGCCTATGTAAGTTGTACACCCTTCTTTTACCGTGTACGGTATTTGGTCAAAAGTCCAACCTATTGATTTACCTCGAACGTTTTTAAGGTTACGAATATCGTTTAGTTGACCTTGTAATTCGCTTAATCTTTTGTACATTTTATTCGTGTATTATAGGTTGTTTATAAATTATAGTTTGTGCTTTGCTTTCAGGTTTTACCCAAGTTCTAATTGCAGCCTTCCAGTCTTTCATTTTGTTTTTGCCAACCATCCAACCTTTTGATTCGTAAAAGTTAATAAATTTTACACCGTCTACGTCTAAATTGTTTTGCATACAATATTCTAAAACATCATTAAAAGTTGGTATTATAAACTTATTTTCTTTCTTTACATTCTTGTTAGTGGTTACTTGTTGGTTGCTCGTTGGTTGCTCGTTTGTTATTTCGCTGGTTGCTATTTGATATTTTTCGTAGCTAACTATTTGTAATATAGTTCCTTGCGAACTTGTAACGCTGGTTATTTCGTTGGTTGAAATTAGCTTGTTTAATGCAGTCCTTACTTGTTGTGAACTCAAACCCGTTTCACGTGCTAATAAATCACGGCTTGTAACAATAGAACCTACTTTTAATTCAATTCCTTTGAATCTTTTTTCTTTGTGGTTAGCCTTTAAAAGTAAATGCAGAAAAACACGGAAACAATTATTATCTGAATACCATTCCCATTCTAAAATTTGCCTATGAAGTTTTATCCACCCTGTCATGGCTTAATACATTGAATGTTTTTAACCTGAATATAAATACGGTAATCTTGTTCTATTCCAGTTGCTTTTTCAATTGACTTTAATTCTGGATTTTCTGTTGTTAAGTTTATCCATGAATTTACCTTAACGTATGTTTTAATTTCATCATACGATTCTTTGACGTTTATAACACCATCTCTTAAAATAATTTTTGCCATAATAATAATAATTTAAATAAAATAAAAAACCCCTTAAATCCTTTGGGGCTTCACATCCAAATTCATTAAGAGGCTTTAATAACGTCTTTAGGTTCTATGGTGTGAAGCCGAACCGTTCACAAATATAACAATAATTTTTTATTCGTAGCTATTTGTTAAATAATAATCCATAATTTTTATTACCATATTGTAAGTTGATAGCGTGTGTACTGTTACTTTGTAATTACCAAAGTCAAATTGATTAAGCTTATCGTATGAAACATTCCTCCAATGCGCTGCGCATCTTTTTAAATTTATAATATCGCATTCACTGTTTTGCTTGAAGTGGTTTAATACAAACCATTTAATGTTTTTATCCTTTTGACCTGACTTTATTAACGCTTCATTTACGCAATAAATAAAAAAAGACGAACCTTCGTAATTTTCAAACTGTTTTTTTAATTGTTCTATTTCCATAACTATTTTATAATTACAGTTGGTATTGCAGAATTAATTTCAAATATTTCGTCTATTTCTAATAATCCATTTGAATAAAACGCTCTGTAATACGTTAAATTCGTTTGTTGATCGTGGATTCTTTCTACTTCAGTTAAATAATATACTTTCATAATTAATCGTTTTCTAAATTTATTCTTTCTATTGTTACTTTTAAATTACGTTTCCAGCTTCGCATTAAGTATTTATATTTTACGCACTTTAAAGGTAGTTTAAACCGTGTTAAATTACGCCTTACTTTCATCTGTTTCTGCTTATTGCTTCAATAAATTGATATCGAGTTGCTGCGCTTAGTTTATTTTTAAAGTCAAAGAACTCGTAAACGTTCCCAGTATATCCAAACTCAATCTTTTTAGCTTGTTTGTGAATAGTAAAGAAATAGTTTATTTCGTCTTTTAGTATTTCGTAGGTTCTTATTCCTTGGTTTCTGAATACTACCGAGTAGATAGTACCGCCAAACTCCTCACTTTCCACGATAGCAAAAGGCGTACGTGTTAAATACAATTCTTTTAAAGTTACTTCTGTTTTCATTTTTCGTTTATTTTATTATTTATTAATCCAATTACTATTGCTATAAAACCAACCGCAGCCAGTAATAAAGCCATTTTTGCTTCTTCTGCCATTCTATTCTGATTTAAAGGTTTCGTTGTAGTATTCATCTGCTTCCATTCCTAAGTCAAATTGTCCGTAATTAAAAGCATCTTTTATCTGCTCCTTCTCCATTTTAATGGCTTGTTCAATTACCCTGTTTATTTCATTTGTAGATAAATGATTTTCACCATCTAATTTATTAATCAACCACTCTACTGCTGTCTGTTTCATATTTTAAAAATTACTTTTGATTACTAATTTTAATTTTCCGTCTATTTCTCGTTCCGATTGTTCGTGTACTTTATCAACGAAGTTTTGGCTAAATTCTACTTCGTGCCATTTATTTGCCATCTCAACGCTTTTCTTTTGATTGTGGTACGTTTCTATTCCTGAAGCAAGAAACTCTTTTAAATCGCTTAAAATCGCTATTAAATCGCCTTTATTAGTCCACTCAAAAGAAACATTTACTCGTTTAGTTCTTTTTACCTTATTTCCCCAATTCATTTTGTATAGTTTAATATTGCATCTAAATAGTCTAAATATAGCTTTTCGTTGAACGAACCGCCTTTATCTTCAGGACAAATTTTATTCATCCACTTGCGCTTTAAATATTCTACGTTCGGACGGAACGGAAAATAAGTATTTACTAAATTAGTTTTTCGCTTCATGTCTTTTAGTTTTAGAAATTAATACTAAAGATAAACATAATACGCCAGCACCTAATAATAAATAGCTTTCGTAGTTAGCACCC